CATATAGTTCTCTATAAACAACTAGTTGTTCATCAGGAGCGACTGCAAACCATAAAACCCCTGTATGACTTCCGTAGCCATAGTCACAGGCTCTGAACTTAGTCCAACCAGTAGGTATATCGTAAGGCTCAACAACATGAGTGGTTCTGTTCCACTCTGGAAAAGCTGCTCCTTCACTAACATCCCAATTTCCTTCCAATAGTTGTCTTCTTTGGTTCTCTGGTAGAGAAAGCAAGTTTGCTTCGTACATACCATCTTCTGCTAAATATGGATTATCAAATAATGTAGCAGGTATAAATCTTCTTTTAAATAATGGCTGTCCTTCTTGACTGTGACCTTTAGGCCACAATAAGGGTTTACCTGTTTCTATATCTGTTGCCCAAAAAGGTTCTCCATGTGGAGCAGGGTCTACAAACATTTTCTTTACCCAACTGTGTCCCGGACCTCCGGGGTTTGTTGTAGCTCTTTGATAAACTTCTAAGCCACTGTTTCTTGTAGTACGTAGTCTTGATCTCATGTAGTCAAATGGATAAGAAGTAGGCCACTGTGTAAGCTCATCAAATCCTATCCAACTAAATGCCTGACCTTGGTATCTTGTTACGTCATCATCTCTATCTAGGTAGGAGAGCCATAGTGTAGCTCCTGATGGTGCTACCCAAGTCTTATCTCTTTCCATAAACTTAATATCAGGTATTGCTTGTGGGTATAAAGTCTTTGATACTGATATAAGTTCTCTTAGTTCTTCTGTTGTACGTCTAACTAACAGTCCTCTAAAGTGTGGATTGTTTAGGTAACGTACTGGATCTGCAAGCATGGCGTAGCTCTTGCCGCCTCCTGCACTGCCTCCATAAAGTACTTCTCTTTCATTAGACGAAAGAAAATCTGTTTGAGGTCCTTTGTTGGGTTGAAAGATAATCTTCTGTGCTTGTTCAACTTCAATAGGCTCTCTTACAACTTCAGCAGGTACAACTTCAGGTTGCTCCTGCAATTTTGGCTTCAAGATCTTCTGCTTTTTGTAACGCTTCTTTGTACCTTTCGGCAAGGTAGCGTTGAGTTGAAGCTTCTGACTTACGTTTTTGTTCAATTTTAATTCTCTTTATTAAACCAACATGAGATATTTTTCTACCTGTTTGTGTTGTTAGCCAATCAGCAACTTGTCTGTAGCTATACTGTTTGATAAACTTCTTTGCCTTTTCTAATAGTTCTAACTCTGTGGGAATAGGCAGTAGTATATCCTTATCATTCTCATCTTGTTTATAACCAAAAGGTATTGTTCTTCCAACTCTAACTACAGGCTTCCAGTTATAACCTTCTTCTGTTTCCTCTGGCTTTGGCAGTGTCCAACTTTTAGTTAGTCTCATGTTCTTTCGGTGGTAATATAAATAGTGGACTTGCAGATGTTACTTCTACTTTATCAGTTTTAGTAAAACCACCTCTGTCAAGTATATCTTTTGCTGCTATCATTTTTTCTTTATTACCTAAATCTGTAGGATTATCTATTACTTGAGATAGAGAGTAAGCAGCTTTAGTTGCACTACTAGCAATAAACTTCTTGGTTAAGTCAGCTATCTCTTCCTGTAAAGAAGATGTTATTGCTGATGTTGGATTATTCTCACTGTACCCTGCAAGTTTCTTAGCTGTAACAGGATTACCCTTTGCTTCTTCAAACAACACATCAAGAAACTTCTGTTGTTTTTCTGTAAGTTGTCTAGCCATTATATATCTTTTCCTTTTGTTTTATCAGGTAATACTTTATTTGGTATAATCTGGCACATTGGTCTTGCTTGAAACACACTAGGACTTTCCATTGCTACCTTTGCTTTTTTTATTGACTCTTCAAAACATTGTTTCTGTGTTGAAACTAGTTCTAAACCTGTTATAACAGTACAAGTTTGTGCATAAGGTGCTGAACATATAAGTATAATTGGTAGCCACATACCCATTACGCTAATTCAAAGTGAGGTCCATCAATGAATGGTCTTCTACCTTGTCCTCTTCTTAGATCTATATACGCATTCATGGCATCTTGCATTGTGCCATCCCAACTGCGTATATCATCTATATGCCAAGCTGCACCCCAACGAATGCCCACGTTCTCAAGCTTTGCAGCTTCCTTCATGGCATCAGCTATATCATCATAAAGATTCAGCTCCCATGAAGCCCTCCCTCCTACATAAACCATCAGGTCCACTGCTAGACCATCAAGATGTTTGGATTTTAAAGTCTGTGAAGCTCCTTTATCTACAAGAGCCTGTTGTTCTGCTAGGGTTCTTAAACCACAAATTACAGCAAAGTCAATCTTGGTCACTTCTATTGCTTTTTTGACGCATCTCTCTAAGGATTCGTTCACGCCATTTAATTTTTTTAAACTTTTTTTGCTGAGTGTAAAGCTCATGTCTTTCCTCTCTTTTTCTAGTGTGGGCATTTCTGTGTCTTATTCTTGTAATAGGAAACATTCTGTCTCCTAAGTACCTTCTTATATAAGGTAAGTGCCTTATTTTAATTTCTTTTTACCATAAAACTTGCCAATACCTTTCATACCTATTGAGGCACTAACAATTCCACCAAGACTTAGCTGATACCATTGTGGCATAGCTTCAAGTGCAGCAAAGCCTTGTGCTACTGTCTCTCTTCCCCAATCACCAGTAAAGGCTAATATTAGTGGGATTGAAAACAGTAGTAAAATCCACTCGTCTTTCCATGAACCTTGAGTGGCACGTATAGCAGCAAGATCCCAATCAATATCTCCTGTTGCTTCCTTCATACGTATCTGTGCTTCAGCTTTTTGTACAGCAGTCTTACCATCTAAGTAAGAAGTAGCAAGACCACCAACTGAACCTAATAGTGTTGTAATTGCACTAAACATATTCTAAAACCTTTCTAAGTATTTTGCAAGGTGTCCAACAAAAGGTAGTAATGCTAGAGCCATTAAAAGATTTGCACCTGTATGAGCCATAGCTATTCTTAGTGTATCACCCTTTGGCATACCATCAGATACAAAGAATCCTGCAAGCCATATTGTACCTGTTGTACCTATATTAGCACCAAGAACACAGGCTACAGCTGCAGGTAAGGGTAATGCACCAGATGCAACTAAGGCTATAATAGCTGTAGTAGACAGACTAGAAGACTGCCATGCTAACGTCATAATAATACCACCAAAGAACATATAGATTGGATTACCTAAGAACCAAGTAAGATGCTCCATGTTTCCCATAGACTTCATTCCACCTGAAAACATTTTTAATCCTATGTAAAATACAACAAGACCAACTAATGCTGTTATTACAGGATTACCTAATTCCATCTTACCTACTTTCTTCCATAGTTTATTATTCATCTAATAACCAAATTAAAATTGCTAATATAGAAAGTAATGCTATAAAATATATGATAGTAAATGCTGTTATCATTACTTATCACAAGTATGACCTTCACCCTCTACTATTTCTTTAAAACATCTTGGGCAAATCGTCATTATAGAGTCCATGAATTAAAGTATACTAACATATTTTTTGGAGCTTGTCCATGCTTTAATGCAGCTTGCTTCCAAATATTGTACTTCTTTATGGCTACTTCTTTAGCTTGCTCAAACTCTTTGTAAGCTTTCTCCATATCACCATAACGAAGTTCATGTAACTGCTGCTGCATATCTTCTATTTTCTTTTCTAGTTTCATCTCTTCAGAGATCTTTATGTCTTGCTTTGTATCAACCATTTTTTACTCCTTTATAAAAGCAATGTAAAGGCAAAGTCCTATTATAAGCAACTTGCCATAGTCTAGGTCAAAGACTGTTCCTTGACCAAATTTCTTTTGAAACCATTCTTTGTTAAACATTTTCATCATTTACCCCCAATTCTTATTTTTTGACCCGGATAAATTAAATCAGGATTTTTCTTTACTTTAGGATTTAATTTTTCTAAAGTTGCTCTACTCACCCCTGCTCTTTTAGCAATTTTTGATATGTTATCATTTTTTTGAACTGTAATAGTTCTAAAAGTTCCACGTATTTTATCTTTTTGAGATTGAGTTAAAGTTTTCTTAGGTTTAGCTTTAGGTCTAGCAGTAGTAACATTTTTTCTATCTATTGCCTCTGCAGATGTTTTACTTAGGTTTCTAACACCTCTACCTGCAAAACGCATAGGACCAGATTTAGGTTTAGTAGGAGTAGTTTTCATTTCAGAAATTAAAGCATTATAAATAGCAGTTAATGATAATGCTCCACCTGCACCTTTAGTAAAAGCTTTTAACTCATAAGGCACAACAGCCCTGTGTCCTTTAATTGCAGGTTTTATTTTTGCCTCATCTAAAGTTTCACCTTGAAGAAATTTTTTAAATCTAGGTTTTATAGGAGCTTTTTTTATCATCTCCATTATTTGGTTTTTTGTTTTTCCTGCTATTTGTATTCCTTTTGGTAATAATCCTAACATTATACGTTATCCCTTACTTCTGATTTTGCTTGTACGTTGACAGTAGACCTGCCCTTGTTTACATAAAGTCCAAACCATGCTGCACCTGCTCCTACTACGACAGAAACAAATCCTGCTTGTGCATTGTTTGGATCTGGTAAATCCATAAACCAGTTACACGTTTGGTAGAATACCACCATGTAGGCTAGTATTAATAACCTTGGAACTATACGCCATGAGTCTAGTTTTTCTGGAGTGATCATTTAAACATACCTTTTGATCTGTAGTCTATCATACCACCTTTATTCATTTTAGTTTTTTTAGGTCTCTTTTTAACAATACCACCTTTATATGATTTTTGAGTATCACCATAAGATTCTCCAAATCTTATTTTTAAGTAATATAAATCTCTTGCTTCATCTTCAGTAAGATTAGGTTGTTCTTCCATAAGTTTTTCAATCATAAACTGATCTCTTTCTGGATTAGAACCTCTTTTAAAAACTGGAATAGCAACTTTTATTTCTTTTTTATCTTTTTTAGTAGTACTTTTTTTCTTTTTTTTGCTTTCTTTAGACATTATCTATACCTCGCTGTTTTCTTTGCTATGCCCTTAGGCTGTTTGACAAACTGTTTACCTGCTCTACCACCCTTGGCTTTAGCTCTGTTTGTGGCAGCCTTCTCTGAAGCAGAGAGAGACTTCCATGCTGCATCAGGTAGGTATCTTCTTTTGCCTTTTGAGGGTTTACCAGAAGAAGTTCTCCACTTCTGCTTACCCCAATCTTTAAGAGACTTTTGTGATTTAGCTAGTGCCACTACTCTTCCTTTGCGTAAAGATTATTAAAAGTTGTTTCTGGATCTAAATAACTTGTGTGTATTTCTGCTGCGTGTAGATACTGACTAGGTTTAAAGTCTGGTGCTCCTTCTCCTGTCTCCCATAATGCAGGACTTGTAGCTCTAACTCTGTTGTTAGGGAGTGCCACTATGTTTCCAGTCCAGTTACCTGCATCTGTTAGTTGTATTACGTGGCTCTGTTTATGTTGAGCAGGATCATCAGCAATAGTGTTTTCAGTGTAATCTACAGTAAATAAATACTTCCCTTTATAAAAGTTACCATCTATTTTACAAAGCCAAGGACTTGAACTAACCCTCTCCATGTTCACTATTGAGTGATGATGAGAGGAACAATCCCAAGGCTGTACAAGATGTGTCTCCATTCTGTCAGGCCATTCTTCTAATGGCTCATCAGCTACCAGTGCTGTAATAGGCATCCTTGCCCACATTGCACCACCATGTACATTCTGTTCATTATCGTCAAAGTCACTCTCACAGCCAGTAAAGATAATCTGAAAACTTAAACACCTGTCTGGTATTGTATTGACTGCGATTGCCATTCCATGTAAAAACTCTCCATGATATTGTTCATGGTTACACGTATACTCTCTTCTCACCCACACTTTGAAGTGAGGAATGTTGCTGATTAAGTAGGGCATTACTTCTCCTTTTGTTTCTTCAACTGGAGCTTGGCTTGTTTAGATAAACGAACCACTTCCGTCTTGCCCATAACTTTAGCACGTTGTTCCATCACTGTCAAGATCTGAATCTTTCTAGCGTAAGGTTTTTTTATTCTTTTTACTTTTGCAATGGTTGCCTTTGCATCAGCAACAGTAGCAAATTTTATACTGACTGTATCTTTAGGGTTCTCATCAGTATAAAGTCTTCTACCACTTCCTTTAGGCTTTTTGCCTGTACCTACTTTGGGGTCTTTCTTTTTCACTATCTGTAGCCACCACCTTTGGCCTTATACTGCTTGGCTAACATCTGTGCTTTTCTAGCTGACCACTGACCGGGATTACCACCTTTACCACCTGATTTAATTCTGTTAAAAAGGTTCTTTCTCATGGTAGGCTTTGTGTAGTTTCCTGCTTTGTTTACTGCCATTAGCTCGGTATCTCCGTAATTGATGCAACTACGTGCAGCCTGTTGGCTGTAGCTGCTTGAACTTTTAAAATATCTCCTGCTGTTAGGAGTAGATCCCTAGAAAGTAACTCTACTGTACCATTAGCACTAACTGCTTTAACCTTAAAAAGATTAAAAACAGCAGAAGCAGAATTAGTAATGGTAACATTAATAGTATCTGCATTTCCACTGTCTTCAGAAACGATAATAGATTCAACAATAGAGTCATACCGAGAAGGCACAGTATAAAGAGTTGTGTTGTCTGTTGTAGTTAGGTCTAGTCTAGCAACTCTAAGAGCAGAAGAAGTTTGTATGGTTGACATTATCTACCTCTACGAGCAGCACCACCTTTTGCCATACCCTTTTTCTTCATGGACATACCACCTTTAGCCATGTAGCCCATTTTATTTCTTACAGTAGTCGGTAGCTTCTTAAGTCCTTTTTGTCCTGCAGCAGGTTTCTTCATAGCTCCACCCATTGCGTAACCCTTCTTCTTCATTCCACCTTTGGCATAACCTTTTTTCTTCATCATGCCTCCACCTTTCATACCAGTAAGACCTGTGGCTGAACCTGTTGGTTTTTTCTTTGTTGGTGACATCATTCCACCCATGTTCATTTTCTTTTTCATTTTATTTAAATACTCCCTAAGTGTTAATCCAGATTTCTTCAGTTCTTCTGCAGTAACTGCAGCTTTTTTTACTTCTTTGCCTTTACTATCTTTTACAACATAAAAAGACATACCTCTACGTTTAGCTTCTGCTACACTTGTAGGATTGCCACGTAAATCTTTTGCTGATTTTGCTTTTTGTTTAGCTTTTTCAGGACTACCTACTTTAATAAACTGTCCTGCTCCAATCTTATCTTTATCTGTAATTTTAGGATTTAACTTCATTAAGGCAGCAACAGTTGTGTTGTTTCTTCTGGCTATTGCTGATAATGTGTCACCACTTTTAATTTTGTAACTAGATCCACCTAAAGGAGCTACATCTTTTACAGATGACTTTCTTTTTGAAGTTCCTGTTTTTGCACCTGAACGAACTCCTATTCCTGTAGTTCCTACTGCAGAACTACTCTCACCTGATTTAGGTTTACTTACTTGAGATCCCATATTTGACTTTAAAGATTTTCTTAGTTTTTGTTCTTCTTTAAAACTTTTTAAACCTTTTTTAGATTGATCATTAATCATTCTCTGAGCCGCTGCTGCACTTGAAGGACCACCACTATGCAAAACTTTTTGTGCAAAAGCTCTAACTTCATTAAGATTTAACTCATTTAAACTATTTCTAATACCTTTTAAATTATTTTGAGTTGTCTCTGACATTTCAGAAAGTCTTTTACCAAGACCTAAATTTTTAGTAAGAACTTTCATTATTTTACTGACAATATTATTTTTACTCTCGTCAGGACTCAAAGAAAACTTACCATCTTTGTATTCAGCCATAATTATCTCCTAGTGTTTAAGATCCTTTAACCCATTTTTTAGAGGGTGATTTAGTTTTACTTGGACTCCACTTGACTTTGTCTGCCCAATAAGCTGCAGACATTTTTCCTTTTGCTATGTTCTTAGCGTGTCTGCTTTTAAATGCTTGTCGTTGTCCTACTGTCTGATTTGTTTTAACACCTGCTTGTCCAAAACGTATTGTTTTGATTTTGTCACCTTCTTTAGCAACGACAATATGAGATTTCTTACTACCTGTGAGCCTTTTAGGTTTGTTGAAGCCAGTAACACCTGCCCTTTTTAATCTAGGATCTTTAGCCATATTCTTTTCGCTTTACACTAGGTTGAAATACGTCTTTGGCATCAAGTAATCCCTCTAGAAACATGGCTCTTTCTACATGATCTAGTGAATACTGAATGCCTGTGTCTAAAAATATCTTTTGTCTTACGTAAAACACATCAGAACGAGGTATGTGACATCTCCTCAGTTTAGCTTCGTCTTCATCTGCCAGAGCTAAATAAAATTCTTCTATGACGTTATCGCTAACGTAGACTTTAGGCTTTGACATGACCCTAGTTATACTCCAAAAATTGCTGTTGTCAAGAAGAAACGACAAAAAAGATACTAAAGGCTCTCCTCCTCCTCTAGTAATAAAGAAAAACCCCTACTTAAAGTATTACTTTAGTAATTAACTTTAATAATTACTAGAAAGGAGATAGGAGTTTTAGTAGAACTTAAAGTATTATTAAGTATTACTTATAGTATTATACCATAAGTATAACATTTGTCAAGTAAAAAATGCTGCCGACTAAGTTTTTCTTCGTGTGTGTCATAAAAATGTACTTAACAAGTACGATTGGTACACTTTTGGTATATATAAGGGTAAAAATGTATGTGGTTAACAGCTAAAAATGCTCCTCTCTGGCATTTTGGGTACATATATACGTGTGGGGGTGGCATGGCTCATGCGTGGGTAGGCGTGGTAGTCCTTATAATATACAAAAATTCTACAATCTTTATTACTGTATCTATTAACCTACTGTATTCATTAGGTATACTATATAATAATACATTCTTTATTACTGTATGTATTACAGAATTACTTACAATTTTGTGATCACGCTCCAAACTTGAAAAAGATGCATCAGATTATTTTGTGATCACAAATACACCACCACCAAAAAACTGTTGCAACATTATTGCCACACTGTTGCAAATTATTGTTCTATTATAATATATAAATTAAACGCTGCTACTGGTACAAAATTGGTATATACCAAAACTAGACCACAAGCAGCTGAAAATTTTTTAACTTTTTTTTATTTTTTTTTGTTGCAATCATTTTAAATCTGTGGTCTAACTTATTTATTGTTAATTATTTTGATAGGATTTAAACCATGTACAATACAGAAACACATACAAAAATTAAACTTTCAGATTTTGCCAAATTAAATCGTACCAGAAAAAATAAAATATTCTGGTTCTATAAAATAAGAAATGGTAACCCAACTGATAGCACATATGAAATATCAAAAGATATTGGATATTGCAGAACAGAAAAGGCATATTACCTTGACAGATTAAATGGCTATCTTGGAGAAACGCATATAATGAAACCTAATAAATTTATATTAGTTGATAATGCAGATTTGACTGTAGAGGATATTTTTTCTTTCAGAACAAAATACATTGAACCAAAATAATATTAATAGAAAAGGATTAAACAAATGAAAAATACTAACATGACAAAAGATCAATTTTTTGTAATTCATGCACCAGATTTTAATTTTGAATTAAATGAAGATGAATTAATTGATTTGGCTTTGAAAAAAGGCTTTATCTATAAAAATGAAGATGGCTTTTATAATTATAAATAATAGAGAGGTTTAAAATGAAAGACAATATTAGAAATATATTATCAATTTATAAACTAGCTACACCAGAAGAAATAAAAAACGGGATAGCATGGTACTTAGAAGCTTATAAAATATCTAATGAGATAGCCATTGAATACGATTTACCTTTGAATATTGTTGTTGGTGTAATTGCTTCACTATCACCAAATAATAAATGGGATAGAAATATTTTAAACGCAAAAGATTTAATAAAAGCTTTTTTAAATGGAGAACATATTGAGAGTTTTAAAGTGTCTACATATAACGCAATGAAGAAAAAAGCATGGCATATAATGGAAACAATGCCAAACCATGAAGAAACAATATTAATACTTAATGGTCAAAAGATTGTTTCATTCTATAGAAATATTATGGGGGATGATACTTGTACTGTTGATGGTCATGCTTTTAATATATGGCGTAATGAAAGACATGGTTTGACCACAGATAAAACCAACATAGGCAAGAAATTATATAAAGAAATACAAGATGATTATGTACAAGCTTGTGATCATGTAAAAGTTAATGGCAGAAGATTAAAAGCATTTGAAATGCAAGCTATAACATGGGTAGTATGGAGAAGAATTAATGGTATCGTATAATAAAGAAATAAGAAACAGAATATTAATATCTGTTTATGCGTATGCTTATGAATTTCTTAATGAATCTTTAATAGATGATTATGAATACGATAATTTAGCACAAGAAATAGATGTTAATATATCAACTAATAACATGATGTTAGATAAGTTTTTTAAAGATTGTTATGTTTCATATTCTGGAAGTTGGATTTTAAATCATCCAGAAATTGAAAAGATTAGAGAAATTTATAATAAATATTTTAAAAGATGAGGAGCAAATAAAATGAGATTCTTTATATTATTTACAATAGGTTTACTTGTGCTAGTGTTATCAGCAATAGTAATGTTAATATCTTTATTATCTAGTACTTGGTGGTTATTCTGGTTTAGTGCTTTATTTATGGTTATGTCAGGTTTAATATTTCATCTTGCAGATAGTGACATATTTACAACAACAAATAAAAAAGATTGGAGGTGATAAAAAATAATTAAAATAAGTATTGTAATAAATAAATAGATGTGTAATAAGAAAGTATAACTTAATTAAATTAAATAGAAATGAGGTAAATAAAATGAAAGATGTTTTAAAATTTTTTAACGTAACTGCAAATAGACCACAGAAAAAAATGGATAAAGAAGATGCAAGAAATCTATTAGCAAATATGCATGGTAACAATCCAGATTTAATAGGTCGCAATGGTAAGATGAGAGGTTGGGCAATAGGTACACTTGTGCAGATGTCAAAAAGATTTCCTAAAGATTCTAAAAATAAATTGTTTCAGCTATAGTTTAATCCTATTAGTGCTACTGTTGGAAAGCGAGGGTATAAAGTAAACAGTAGCACCTTTAAGATTAAATTAAAAAAGAGAGAGAAAATAAAATGAAAATTAAAACAACAGAAATACAGAACAATATTAATCCAAAGTATTATGAGATATACAATGAAATAATAAAAGATGCTTGCGAAAATATGGGAATAAAAAATATCAATGCATCTTGGATCAATGTAGAATATGAGGAGCAAGAATAATGATTATATATAGTGACATGGATGGTGTACTAGCTGACTTCTTTGGTGCATTAGCAGAAGAATATTTTGTAGATCATTGGAAAGAAATAGAAGACATTGATGCAGTTCTAGAAGAATTAAAAGGAACTCAATTCTTTAGTCAACTACCTACCTTCCACATGATAACCTACCCATTGGTAGGACACTTGAAAGAGATAGAAAGCACTAACAAGTTTATACAATGGGGTATTATTTCAACCCCTCTTAGATGTGATCATATACATTCAATAAGACAAAAAACAAAATGGTTACACTTGAAAAACTTGATGCCTAAAAAACACAACCTACATTTTTTGTATGATAAAGAACAACTTGCAACCAATAGACTTGATGGTTCACCTAATGTATTGATAGATGATAAACCAACAAATATAAAAAAGTGGAATGATGCAGGTGGAATTGGCTTGCAATTTCAAGCAAACAAAGATAGTTTAACTACATTACTAAAACGAATCAATGAGGTGATAACATGAACTATGAATTTAAAATCGGTGATATTGTGAAGGTAAAAAAAGATGTAGTGCCTTTTGAAACTACAACAGAAAAATTTACCATTACTGAAATTATTGAAGATGATGGTAACATTTATTTCAATGGTTTTTTAACTGATGAAATAACAAGATAGAGGAATAACATGAACGAAAAAAATTTAAATGACTTTAAAGATGGTGTAGCAGATGCGTTACTTGTAGGAGTAATGGCTGAAGATTATTCATCTGCCTACAGACATGGGTATGAATTTGGAATTAGTATCTATTGTGAAATGAATAAACTTGATGAGGAAGAAGAACATGAAACAGAAACTTAAAATAGTATCATTATGTGATGGCATGAGTTGTGGAGCTTTAGCACTTGACACTTGGCTAGAACAACAAGGGTTAACATGGGATGACATTGAGTATCATGCATTTGAGATAGACAAGTATGCTGATGGAGTTAGCAGGTACAACTACCCATTGATGTACAGACATGGTGACGCAAGGAACTACAAGAACTTAATAGGTGAGGACATCTTCTTATTAATGGGTGGTTTTCCTTGTCAACCTTATAGTTTTTCTGGCAAGGGTAAAGCCACAGAAGATGAAAGAGATTTATCTAATCTTATCTTTGATGCACTCAAAGAGTTGAAACCTAAATACTTTCTGTTTGAAAATGTACCTATGAAAAAGGAACATCAAGACAGAATCAGTGAAGGTATTGGAGTTGAACCTACCATGATTAATTCACAAGATTTTTCTGCACATCATAGAAAAAGATTGTATTGGACAAACATTAAAATAGATGGATGGCATGATCTCAATGAAGATGTATCACTCAAAGACATACTTGAAGATGGCTTTGTTGATAGAGATAAATCACATTGCATTGATGCAAACTACTTCAAAGGTGGATCAATGAAGATGTACAAAGAGAAATCCAGAAGGCAACTTGTCTTTGATACAGAAGAGAAAAAAGGTTGTAGACAGATAGGTGTAGCTGATATAAAAGGTTATGACATTATAAAAAGAGTTTATGATCCAGACTTTAAAGCACCTTCCTTAACAACTATGCAAGGTGGGTGGAGACAACCAAAGGTTGCAACAAGTGAACTCTATTGGAGAAACTTGACACCTCTTGAATGTGAGAGGTTGCAAACTGTACCAGATGGGTATACAAAGTATGGTGACTTTGATACTAATGAAGAGAAATGGGTACATTTTTCTAACAATCCTGAAAATATTAAACCCATCAGCAATACACAAAGATACAAGATGTTAGGCAATGGGTGGACTGTTGCAGTAATATCACACATAATGAAAAACATGGAGAAATAAGATGAAAGCATATTTAATAGACCCAAAAGAACAAACAATAACACAAGTTGAACATGATGCTAGTGACTACAGAAACATTTCAAGAACTATAGGGTGTAGCTATTTTACAACAGTCGTATTAAATGAACATGATGATACGATTTATCTTGATGATGAGGGTTTACTTTACATGGACATTAAGTATATGTTTCAGATAGATAACAATGAGAACTTTTGTTATGCAGGGAAGGGTTTAGTGTTAGGTACTGATGAAGAGGGTGAGAGTTGTGAACCTACCATAACACTAGATGAATTAAAGAAAAGAGTAACAAGATATTTTACAATAGGTTAGGAGAAATAAAATGAAAGATATAACAATAGCACAAAAAGATAGAGAAGAATTACTAAGACTTATTAATATTATGCATGAAAGTTTAACAAATGCAGGAGAGTTATTTGATTTAGAATTATCTGATCTTAGAAACTTGCAAGATCTACAATGGAAACTATTTCATGCACTACAACTTTCACACAATGATGATGATAAAGCAAGATGGTCACATCAATTTATATTAAGAGAGGAGAAGAAGAATGAAAAGTAATTTAGAAAAACACAAGCACTACCAGAAGAAATCACGCTATCAATTCTGTGAGATACCTAATGATGAGGAAGGACAACAGTTGGTAAAGCTGATGAAGAAATACTTAAACAAGCACAGATACAAGATAAGGATCAAAGGACAGTATCTTGACAAGGTTAAGTATCCAGATACCTATTGGTCTAAAGGCGCGCCAATTGACGCTTGTACCCACATTAGAGTGTACATTGATGAGAAGCCAGAGGTGTTACACAATCAATGGACAGATACAATAACCTATGGATTGCGTCATGCTATTCATACACTTGAACACAAGTTAGCACAACATGAGAGCTTGAGAAAATGATGCACCATTGGGAAACAAATAGGTGGAAGTTATTGATATTAATAATCTTTATGGCATGGACATTTGAGATGTGCTATGGAACTTTTGGAGGTTTAAGATGAAGTATGATACAGTTTGTTATCTAGGTTTTGTAATCAAACATGATACAAAAGAGCCAGATGAATTAGAAAATGTCGGAGCAATTAGGATAGCTATTTTAGATAGACTAGCATCAATGACAGACAGCCAAATCTTAGGTGAAATTGAATTTGGAGAAACGATTGATGATGAATGAGTTTGAACATTTAAAGTTAAGTCTTGAAAAACTTTTACACAAGATGAACACTGATAAATACTATGATCTTGAAATATCTGTAGATGCATTGTGTTCTATCACCAGATACTTTGAGAAGATGGGTGGTGATTATAAACGTAGAGAGAAACTTAATAAGGAATTTAAGAATGACTAAAGAAATAAAAATATACAAGTACATTGTTTATGAGGATAGTGGAAGAACAATACAATTTGGTACAGATAAATCTAAAGGTAATTGGGAATACGAACAAAAACTATTTGAAGAAGATGGTTTTAGTACAGGTGATGATTCTATTGAGTGCATTGGGTCTGTTACTCCAGATGCAGAGGGAATAGAAAAGTTATTAGGAATGATACCTTCTTATGATGAAGAAGAATAGGAGATAGCGTATGAGTGATGAGATAAAACAAGCTTGCCAGAAACAATCTGAAGATGCTTACAAGATGTTTCTTTGGTTTTGTAAATGGTTCTCTTACTACTGCATCTTTCTTCTGGTGGTGTTAGCATCATGTAACTTTGGTGTTGATGGATCAGGTGGCAAAGGTAGATCAGATTTACATGAAGAATATAAAGAAAGGATGGGATTGAATTGACACACATATATTATTTAGTATTGGTATCTGCAATAGCAGGGGGTGACTATAAAGCACAACAGATTGATTCTTACATGATACCTAGTCAATGTGTGGTAGCAGTAGATGCTAGATCAATGTACCTAAAAGATGAACAAGCACTTGTTTGTATTAGGAAAGTTAGAAAGGTATCTTACAATGAAGAATGATGAACCCTACCACAATGAAGGCTTTGGTGTTGCCTATATAACACTATTGTTTTTTATTTTAATTCTTCCTGCAATAATTCTTTTTACCTCGTTAGGTACATGGGATATGTTTTGGAAGATGCACCTACCAGATGGTGACTGTTGGGAAAACTCAAGGCATGAGAAGGTATGCAAACCTACTGCCAACTGTAAAATAGGAAGGAACTTTTGTGATTAATATATTAAATCTTAATTGTAGGAGATAGATATGAAATTTTATTCTAGAGAAACATGCTGTTGGTATGATACAGATGATCCAGATTTTACGTGGATAGATTGCGACTTTTGTAATAAAAGTTTTCCATCAGATGCAGGTTCAGTTTTTGATGGAACTCTTTGTGAGATCAACTTTGATGAAAAAGTAGCTTGTGAAGATTGTTTAGAAGATAATGTTGATCCTGCTTGGCTTGAAGAGGTGTGGTCGTGACACATCAAGAGATACCATATGACTTAAAGTATTTCCTGCAAGACATTGGAATCATTGAGGTTTTGCAGGTTGTAGAAAAAGTAGAAACAGAAACTTATAACGTATGGCTACCATCTAATACAGATGATGAGCCACCATTTTAGGAGAAGAAGATGTATAGGGTTACGATATACAAAGACAAGCGACTGACTGCTACCTTCTTGGAGAACTTGATGAGTGTTGCAGTTGGTAAAGCACAGAGGATAGGCAACAAGAATGACGAGGTGTACATACATGAAGTCATTGAATCTGCTGATGGCTTTGTGGATGAGTTGGAGTGTGTCCTAAAATACACACTTGGAAATTAATTTAGTTCTTGCTATTGAAGAAAGTTTTAGTATAACTATATAATTCTTAAAGTAATACTTAAAGAGATACTAGAACTACTACTCCTCTAGTAATTATTAAAGTAAAGGAATAACATGAAGTATACACATAAAGTAAAACTTAAAGATGGTACTCTAGCCTATAGATTTGTTGCACCTAAAGATGCAAAACTTGCAGGTGTAGTTGAGAATCAATCTTTCAGAGATGGTAGAAAGGCTAGGTTTGAGATTCCTAAGTTGATAAAGATGGTAGAAGATTTTCGTAAGGGTAAGATACTTGCAGGGAACATTAGTATTAATTCTAATTTTAAGCAGGTGATAGGACACTACTTGAACACAGGTCAGTTCAATTCTTTATCGTCTAATACAAGAAAAACTTATGAACACACCCTTGATGCCATCTGTGATAGTCAATTATTTAGTCGTTCTCTTGGAGATATTACACTCAAGTACCTCACTCCTGCCCATTGCTCTGAACTTTATGAGGGATGGGTGAGAGGTGTGAGTGTGGACAATGCCAATCAAAAAGCTAGAGTGTTCTCAATGCTGATGAACTATTGTATCTCTATTGGATTGATTGACAAGAACCCAATGTCACGCATCAAGAAGAGAAAGCATGAACCAAAGTCTATCATCTGGACAAGAGATCAAGTAGAATTATTTATTGATACTGCTTTCTCGGATTTCAAGTACAGAAACATAGGTCTACTAGTTATGATGTGTTATGAATGGGGTCAAAGACCTACAGATATTATGCACTTGAAGTGGGATTTTATTGAACCACCTATTGAAGAGGACACAGGTATAGTAACCATCAAACAATCTAAGAGAGGTGCTACAGTTAAGCTACCTATTGAAGAAAAACTGATGCATTATCTCACAGTTCAACATGGTGATTGGTCTTTCCAAGAGTACGTAATACCTTATCAGCGACCTTCTGATGGGTGCTACAGACCCATGACACCTGTTCAGGTATCTACCCTAATGAAAGAGGTGAAGGCTCTGTGTGGGCTTCCTATGGAGTTACAGGCAGGGTATCTACGAAAGACTGCTATTGTGGAGATGATCCAGAATGGTGCAGATCAGTTGGCAATCATGTCTGTAACAGGACATCAGAATGTACAAAGTCTTAATCCATACAACAAACACAACTATGATACTGCAAAATCTGCATTAGAGATGAGGAGAGGGTGATGGATAAAAATCAACCAACTTTATTTGAACTTAAAGTTCTCACCAAGTATGTCAAGAATGGTATTGAATGTAATAAGTGTGGTATAACTCAACCTGTGGATAACTTTGGTAGATACCATGCAGAGATTAAAAGAATCTGTAGGTCTTGCAGAAGAAATCAAGATAGAACAATATCTAGGTTGAGGAAAGAAAATGCATATCCAGATGAAAGCTACTCCTGTCCTATATGCCAGAGAAGTTTAAAAGAAATATCTAGAAAAGGACAGAAGAAACTTCAGTCATGGGTACTAGATCATTGTCACCATACAGAAACTTTTAGAGGTTGGATATGTGGCAATTGTAACACAGGACTTGGAGCATTTAAGGATAGTATTGACAGAGTACGTAATGCTGTGTCATACTTGCAAAAACATGAGGAGAAGATAGATGAGTAACACACCACATCAACCATGTCCATTTGTAGATTGTGGATCATCTGATGCATTTAATTGGAATGAGGATGGCTATGGTTACTGTCACAGTTGTGGTGAAGCTTATCCTTCTAAGAATAGATTAGAAACATTTGATTGGGTCAGTAGTACCTATCCATTGAAGAGAAAGGTAAATGTTATGGATGTAGAAATTAAGGGTATGACCTATGAGAATATCAGAGGAATTGATCCAGAGGTCTGTAAGATGTATGGCATACAGGTACAGACAGATGCCAATGGTAATCCTGTTAGATATGCATACAAGTACCCACACACAGTAAAATATAGAGACTACAACGATAAGTCTAAGACTTGGATGAAAGACAGAGGTATGGGGATGAACGAATTGTTTGGACCTGCTTTCAACTCCAACTCCTCTAAGAGAATTTATATCACAGAAGGAGAGTTTGATTCTGCTAGTCTCTATCAGATACTTGGTAAGAAATACTTTGTAAAGTCTCTTCCTTCTGCTTCTATTGGAAAGAAGTTTATTGAACACAATCTGGAATACTTCAAGTCTTTCAAAGAGATTGTGTATGCAGGTGAACTAGATGATGCAGGTAAAAGATCAGCAGAGAAATTCTATGAAGCCTTTCCAGAGAAACTCTTCTACGTTCCTATGTCCAAACACAAAGATGCCAATGATTTTCTAACTGCAGGAGATGGTAAAGAATTGATGTGGGCAGCCTTGAAACCACAGAGATATACACCAGATAATTTCTTCTGTACTGATGCACAAGTTCTTCATGCTCTAAGAACTGAAAGTCCTTATGACTATACACCGACAGGACATACAGGACTTGATGATAAGATCAGAGGTATTGTCAAGGGTGGTCTGACTTTTATCAAAGCACCAAGAGGTACAGGTAAGACAGAACTTATCAGATACATTGAGACAGGACTGTTGAAGAATCCAGATATACGTATAGCTATGCTACACATGGAAGAGATGAAAGCTACTACCTACAGAGCTATGGCAACCTATGAGTTAGGTGTCAATGTAAGAACAAAAGAAGATCAAAAGTTCAACAACATATCTGATGAAATGGTAGAAGAGTATGCACTGAAAGCTACAAAGGATGAGAGAACAATTGTGTTTGAGATGCGTTCCCATGATGATCCTCTAAAACTATTGGAGTATACCAGACTAGCTTGCTCTGTGTATGGTGCAGAGTATATCTTTGTAGACCATGTT